AGGTGCTGTCGAGAGATCCGTGAGGAGCTGGTAGTTTGATTTCCGCTATTCGATTTTTTTGCCCCCAGGGAGAAGGCTCGCAGTACCACGGTTAATTTGTACCTATGTTTATGATTTCCAGATTCCAGAAAAATGGTGAAAAAATGCCCGGAATAACCGCGAACCTGTCGAACGCTGCCTTCGCCCTCTGGGAAGAGGTGCCTAAGAAAACTCGGCGCCCAGTTAATTCAATGGGCGGCCCGATGGAGCAGGGACGTTCTGCCTGGCTCTCTGGAGTCATCATCGATCACCACCAAGAGATGAAGCAGTTCAAGCTCGCTGCTCAAGCAGATCTGGATGAGAGGTTGTCACTGATAAACAAACTCAGAGACATGACCGCATCCAGGGACAAGCTGCAAGCGATCGTGCTGGAGGCGAGCGAGTGACTACGATCTCCGGGGCGCGAAAAGCACTCCAAAACTTGCACCGTGAATATCTGCATGCTGCTATGCACATCGGCGACAGAGAATATGCTCGCGCAACAAATGCGATCTTTGACCTCTTGAACCGCATTGAAGATGAGGGCATAAAGGAGAGCGATTGAGGGCCGATGGCCCCATATCGTCGTCGCTACCCCCCTACCTGAAGGGTCATTTCTCGATTCTTTCAAGTGAACATGCTGAACAGCACCCTGTCAATGAAATTGGGCAGGGGTGATCCTTCTTCGAAGCCCTTCAATCCGGCCTCGTGGTACTGGGGGGATTGTTTGAACTGGGTCTTGAAGTCCTCGAACATTTCCATTGTGTCCTCGTATTTCCCAGAGACCCAAGAGAAGCCGAGGTACCCTGCAATAGCCGACAGGATCAGCGCCATCGCCGTATTGTCTTTCAGGATCTCGACCAGGGGAGATGTGAACCGGCCGAACTGATATGCGAGTATCGCCGAGTCAACCTGTTCGTTCAATTTGTCCTGGAGACTGATGCGGTACTCGATCACCTGGTCCGGGTCTCTCTTGGTCATCAGAGCACCCCTGTGATCGAGTCCCAGAGCGTCTGGCCGAGGCCGGCGCCCAGGATCCAACCCAGGAGGAATGCCATCCCGTTGTCCATGACCATGCGCTTCGCGATATCGCCCAGGGTCTCGTCGCTCATTCTGGTGCCTCCGGAAATGCATCGCAGGCCGAGTTCGCATCGGCATGATGCTGAGGGAGATCTCGAAGAGCTGTGCGGTAATCCTTCCATGCCTGGCTCATGGTGCGATCCTTCACTGCAGTCCAGTCCGAATCGGCTAGAGCTCTATTTCGAGCATCGCGCACCTGCTCCCAAGTCACATCGATCTGTGTTGTTTCCACGACCTCGTCGCCATGATAGACGGTTGAAGTTCGATTCATCATTTTATCACTCTATCTTGAGGCTGCAAATCGGGCGGTTCTGGCTCGCATAAGTGTAAGAAGAAGTTGCGCTAGCTGGAGGGACTTCATACTCGGTAGCCGCGTTATCAAAGAACACAATCCCGTTCTGGTTGACTGTACCACCTAGACCGACTCCCTGAGTGTTTTCAGTGGTTCCCGCCATCAAGGACGGGGCAGAACCGCCAACGTCCATATTGATCGAATAGTAATACTGTGATCCAGCAGTCACAGTACCACTGCCGGTGATGGATGTTTGATAGACACCACCAGTGCCGGTAACTGCGATGGTAGCATACACTAGCAGATTGTCAGCCATGCCCTCGTCATTGGTGTCGTATATTCCAACGTAGAGGTTGCCACTAGCTGCAGTTGTGAATTGAACACCTATCTCTGTCACTGATCCTGTAGCCGGAGCGACGAATGGGAAATAGAACGGCTTTGACGCAGTAGACACGTTCCAGGTTGCCCCCTGGTCGGCTGATCCCCAGGGCGGAGTTTGCGAAATGATGAATCGGGCACCCGACGCGGAATCTCCAGGTAAGATCGGACTGAAGGTGCCACCACCAGCCTCGAGGAGTCCAGTCCACTCACCGGCGCAACAGAGCCTGGCCAGATTCACCAGGACGAGGTCCTGGAGTTCTTGTTCATTCATGTCCTCGATCGAGATGGGTTCTCCTACGCTTTGCACCTGGGCAAACGTCACATTATCTAGGTCGAGGTTCTGGAGCAGGGGAAAGACCCTCTTTGCGGGCTTACGATCCTCAGCTCTCATCCTAACAACCCGTCCCACTCCTGTTTGCATGACAACCTGGCGAGATTCACGAGCACCAGGCGGTAGAGTTCTTCTCGATTCAGCTCTTCAATGCTGATTGGATCGCCGACATCCTGCACGTTGCTGAATGATATCTGCGTGGCACCGTCGCCAGCCTCGAGAGTCTTGGTCTTCAGTAGCTTGTACACGCGCGGGGAGATCGAATGTGTCATCATCTCATCCCCACGATCAGCATGACATATCCCCAGAAGTTGTTCGGAATCGAACTCGAGATGTCGAACGGTCTCGGCCCTGCCCCGTTTCCGTTGATACCTGGCCCGACTCCTCCCCCACCGTTGCCGTTGAGTTGTGCTATCTGGGCGGGTTTGAGCGTGCCGAAAGCACCCTCCCCCGTGCTGTTCTCTGCGACTCGAACCACGCTGACCCCTCACTTGAGCTGCTTGGATCGCATTTTGGCTATTCTCTCGATGCTGTCGAGGTCTTTGGTCGAGATGAAGTCCCGAAGATAGAGCTTCTTCGCCTTCGAGAGAATCTCCGCGAGTCGTCGGCGTCCAGCAGCCTTAGTCATCCGCGCCATTCAATCACCTCTAAGCACTCGTGAGGAACTGGGCTTTGAAATTAAGGTTCACCGGCGCGCTGAGATCCGCTGGTAGTGGTTGTTGAACACTGGGGTCGGTGTCGGTGACGCTGCCGACGACGTTACCCAGGGCATCGACGATGTAAGCGCCGTTGGTTTCGATGAGAGCACCATCCACGGTGATGAAAGTGCCAGCGATGCAGGTCTGGCCCTGGAGCGTGTCTCCTATCGAGTTCCCAGTCTGGATGTCGACGAGTTCGTTAGTGGCGCCGCCGCTGGGAGTGACGTGGAAGATCCTAGAGATTCCCTGGTTAGTGTAGACGGCGAGGCTTGCTCCTCGGTCAGCGGCAGTCTGGGTCATCACCTTGAGTAAATCGCCGGCTTGCAAGGTGAACGGCGCCCAAAGTCTCGGGGTGAACGTCGACGCTCCCTTGACGCAGACGGCGATGTTTGCAGCTACGACGCCCTGCCGGAGAATGTAAGCGTATGAGATGCCGACAGAGCCAGACACCAGACCATGAGTAACGGTCTTGCCAGGCGCATAGTCGCCGATGTTGATCGCGCTGACCGTGTACACTGTGTCCGTGGTCAGAGAAGTCTCAGTTCCCTCGACGACTTCGAGCTTCAGCGGGATGTTCGTGCCGTCACTGCATGCCAGGTTCCCTACACAGGTGGTTGTTGCCATAGAATCACAACCTCACTCCGATGCCAAGGGGCTTCATCATATTGCGATTCACATTAGCGATGGGCTTCCTCAGGAGCTTCTTAGCGAACTTGAAGGTGATGCCGATCCCTATTGCCTGGACAGCCATAGCCTGGTAGCTCGCCATGAAGTTCGTTTGCATGGCGTCGAAGGACGATCCGGGGTCAGCGACCAGGGAAGAGAGCGAGACACTACCTCCGCCGTTCGTGGTCGCCATCGCTGTACCACCAGCACCGTCGAATCCAATGAAACCGACTGGAGTGTTGTTGGCCACACCGCCGACGAGGACGCTCGCGTAGGCGTAGCTCTCTGCGAGGTTGATGAGGCTGATTGTCTTCGGTGTTCGGCGTCGTGACTTCTTCCTTCGGCGTGCCATTGACAGTGAAAGTGAACAAAGTCGCTAATAATCCTATTGAAAGTGGTCAATTGTCTATTCGAACTTCCCATCAGGGGCTCGCTGCGTAACAACGGCGTCAATTGTGTTCATCTTCTGAGCCGCCATGCCTTGGATGAGCTGTGCAATCGCACCTTGGATCGGGTTCGGCGGCTCGAAGTCACCGATCCCCCCATCCATGAGACGATCTATAGTGCTCTTGAGTGCCATAGCCAGGCGTTCATCGAGTAATTCTAGCATGTTTGCTAGCTCGATCCGTAGCCAGAGGCCCAAAGACACGATTGAGAGTATGCAAATGACGTTCAAAACGCCCAAAATGATGATTTCTAACGCTACCATGTCCGTGCAACCGCCGTGTACCGACTGTGCACCCGCCGTGCAACCTAAAATCATGCCGATTTCACTCAAAATACTAGAGAATCTTGAAAACCGGTGGCTGGGGTGGGCTGGTTATCGCCGGCGGGAGGAGGTGTGGATGAATGGGGCGAAGCCCCAGAAGCCAGAGCGACCTATACCCTGGGCGAGGTTGTTATTTAATAAAACTTCAAGAGGGGTAACCCTCTCGCGTCAATCGGAGGGTCGGTCCATGAGTGCATCCACACTGAACGCCGATCCTCCACAGGCGATAAAGATGAGTTGCAAATACTGTGAACAATACGAATTAGAGCGATACCCGCGCAAGAGCAAGCTCCGTACTCTTGTCATGTCTAAGTGTGAGTGTGATTGAATGAAGGCCATAGACGACACTCCACGCAGCTCGAGGACCTTCGAGGTAACTATCCCCTGCCCCCACTGCCGGAGGCTCCTAGACGTGTTCCTGAAGGAGGCGAGTTGAATGAGCTGGTCGATATACGTCTGCGCGCGATGTGGACGAGAGATGAGGAGGACAGGAGGCGATGATCGCAGAGGGAAAAAGTGCGGTAGGTGCTGTCG